TGAGGACGACTTACAAATCATTTATGATTCCCTTAGAGGAGTCATGCCGGAAATGGAGGATTAACATGGCAAAAAGAAACTTCGTATCACCTATAGATACCGGAAACATTGAATTTATTAGACCATCTAAATTAGAAAAACCAGGAGTAATTGTAGAGGCTACCTATGTAGAATCTTTACCAAATGCTTTTGACAACAACAAACTAGATTATAAATTTAGTGGAGAAAAAGGAAACACTATTATCCTGAATGGAGCAGGAAACCTTGGTTTTCAAATGGATAGGGTCAACGCAGGAGACTTTGTGCAGATTAGCTACGAAGGAAAGAAAAAGATTGAGAGTGGAAAGATGGAAGGTCGGTTAGCTCACAATTTTAAAGTATTAGTAGACAAACCAGAATAATAAGCACTAAGGGGAAGTAGTGAGTGTTGTAATTGATTCTAACCACAAAGAGTACAAAAGAGCTATCAAGATGCTCAATGGTGAAACTAAAGAGTGGGCTTACGATATTGAGACTACAGGTCTTAATGTTCGTAAAGATGAGATTATAGGATTTGGTATTTCCAATGGCTTAAAAGGTTTTTATTTCTGTCATCAATATTATGAGGATGGAAAACTAAAGGAAGCCCTAACAAGGGAAGAATGCTTAGTAATACTAAGGTTATTAAAAAACAGAAAACTGATAATGTGGAACGGCTCTTTTGATTGCCGTTTCACTTATCACTTCTTTGGTATAGACCTAATAGACAATCTTTACATAGAAGGAATGTTAGCAAAGCATACCATAGATGAGTGGTTTCCATTTGGCTTGAAAGAAGTCGGTGTTAAAATCTATGGAGACCAAGAGAAGAAAGAACAAAAAGATTTATTAGAGTCCATCAAAGTTAATGGTGGAACAAAGACACAATACTATAAAGCAGATAAAGAGATAATGGGTAAATACTGTATTCAGGATTGCCATTTAACTTTTAGATTAGCATTTAACTTCGTAACCAAGATGGATAAGAAACTTAAGAAGTTTTTCTTTGATGATGAAGTTATGCCATTATATAAAACAGTAACTATACCAATGGAGTTGAAAGGGATTCCAGT